GCACTAGCGCCCTCAGTCAAAAGACTTCTTTGCTGGTGTATATTGGTGTAAACTCGCCCATCACCAGATTAAGTAAGTGGTGGGAAATGATTTTTGGTTGGATTTTGCGTGACAGAGAACTGATAGCAAATTAAGGCTGGAATAGGTGGTAACATGCAAAGCACTGTAATTGATCACCTTTTCGTATACAAATGTTACCATATGGGCCTAGTGATCATAGCCCAACCATTTGCAACGGATATCATATTATTATCCTTTTCCCCCTTTGTCTCTCTCTTCACGTTTGTTTTGATGTGTATGTATAAAGGTTAAATTTTCTATTGGATAGTGGCAATTGCCACCGTACCAATGCGCACCAACTGCGCATCGAAGTTGAAAGCACCTGGAGTGATCGTGGTAACTGTTCTATAAAAGAGCTGACCAGTTCCAGACCCAGCAACCGCACCCTCCATGGAGGTGTACAACGCCAATTCAGTTCCATTTGTGACGGCATACAAAGTCAGACCACCGATGAACGGCAAATCAGTCATGTGCGTTACAAAGGTTGTGGCAGTGCTACGAGATGTGGTTGCTACATTCACAAGATTTGCGAATGTTGCACCAGTGGGTGCCGTTGACCCCTGGAGATCAAAGACAAGTCTCCAGATAGTACCATTTCGTGAAGTTGCAAGCCCTAGCGTTCCACTCGGATCATTCATTACAAAATCAGCATTCACCACACCCACTCCAGGTTCGGACAATGTGACCCTAAGGCCAGGTCCGGTTGTGATGGGAATGGTCAATGAATGCTGTGCATAGACAGGCTCCTTGAAGGAAATGTCATATTCTGCAAAAAGGTATCCGACTTGTTGTGTTGCGTTTACTTGAGTGTAAATCTGTAATTCTGCCATGATCGCATCATCCAGATCAACAGATGTTGTTGGATCAATGCTTCGAAACATACCATCACAGGTTATATCAATGTAATTTGCTGCCCACAATGGACCAAATGATGCATTACCTTGACTCATGGCCCTTGGTAGAAAAGTCCCACCTTCGGGTTGGAGTCCAGGCATTGTGCATGATGATTGACTGCACATGATTACTTGGCCAGTGACACTAGTAGCTACTTTTGGCACGTAGTGAATTCGGAGTCTATTCCACTTATATTTCTCAAAGGATCGGGCCATATTTCCTAGAACAGTGCTAAGGAAATAGGCAGGGCTTAGCAACGCCGATTTTCCCAAACCAAATGTGCTGACACCTTGACCCTCCACCGTGCCAATGAAGTCCCTCCCGACAACACGTGCATCGGTCAAGGATCTTGTGATCACTGGATTAGTGGCTTTGATCATGGTGCCATACGACACAGGTGGGGTTGAAGTCGTTGTGCTCATGCCTGGTGGAATTGTACTCTTCTTCATTTTCTTTTCTTTCTTCGACACCGTTGGTGTGCTTTTGTTCTTTGGCGGAATAACCTTTACCATTGTTTGTGTTGTGTTGTGATAAGTTAGTAGTTTATCAGTGGCCCTAACCAAGTATTGTAGGCCAACTGGAACAGCAAATAATGCCCCCAACCAAGAGTTACCATAAGCCAATCGAACGAATTCTCTATCTGCATTTAGCAAGTCACCCTCTAGGAAATAAATCCTATCGTGTTCCATGCATATTGCATCTAGCTCATCCACAGGATCAACTATTGGGTTAACACTTGATTGTATGGCACCATTGCTCCAGTAGGGGCCACAGTAGTTTCCGTACATTATAGTGGTGCGTGTTGGTATTCAGCAAAACTATCAATGGCCCTGGGCGTAAAGCCCAGGACCAAATCATTGTAATACTTCTCCAACTCCTCTTGTTCATCGGGAGTGTACCCCCATGCTTCGAAAAACGTTGATCTGGCCATAGCTGTGACGGTTT